GCAATGACATATATTGAAAATGTATGGTGTTTTGGAGAGAAAACAGACTTATTTAAACACGCAAGAGTAGGGACGTTAGACGCATTTATATAAATATGTATGAGAATAACAGTATATAAAAGATATAATGATTATATTTTTACAGATTTTCTACCAACGGAACTTGACTCGGTTAGAGAATTATGTTATATTAACAACATCAAATGGTACACAATAAGTTATACGGAAAGCGAATGGAACGAATATGAAAGATTTTCTAAAAGAAATAATTAAAGAAACAGGTAATGAATTTGCTAGTTTAGCAAGTGAAGGAATCACAGCAGGTGATGTATCTTCATTTATAGATACAGGTTCTTATTCTTTTAATGCTCTTCTATCAGGTTCAATTTACGGTGGGTTGCCAGGCAATAGAATTACAGCAATTGCAGGTGAGGCAGCAACTGGTAAAACATTTTTCGCATTAGGTATTTTAAAAAATTATTTAGAAAAAGACAAAGACGCAGGCGTAGTCTTGTTTGAATCAGAAAACGCAGTATCAAAAGATATGATAGAGGCGAGAGGTGTTGATAGTAAAAGAGTTGTAGTAGTACCAGTATCAACTGTACAAGAATTTAGAACACAGGCAATAAAAATTTTAGACAAGTATTTAGAACAAGACCCAAAAGACAGACAACCTTTAATGTTTGTATTAGATAGTTTAGGTATGTTATCTACTACAAAAGAAATGACAGACACAGGAGAGGGTAAAGAAACAAGAGATATGACAAGGTCACAAATTGTCAAATCTACATTTAGAGTTTTAACACTTAAACTAGGACAAGCAGGTGTTCCTATGTTAATGACCAATCACACATATGATGTTATTGGTTCTATGTTCCCACAAAAAGAAATGGGCGGCGGTTCAGGATTGAAATACGCTGCTTCAACAATCATCTATCTAGGTAAACGAAAAGAAAAAATCGGTACAGAAGTAGTTGGTAATATTATTCATTGCAAAACATATAAGTCAAGAATCACAAAAGAAAATTCTCAAATTGATGTTAAGTTAACCTATAAAAAAGGACTAGATAAGTATTATGGTCTTCTTCAACTTGGTGAAGAGGCAGGTATCTTTAAGAAAGTATCAACAAGATATGAAATGCCTGATGGTTCTAAAGTATTTGGTAAAACAATCAATGATGAACCAGAAAAGTATTTTACAAAAGAAGTATTAGATAAAATAGATGAACACGCAAACCAAAAATTTACATACGGATCAGACGAAGAATAAAAGATACACCTTTGCTCAAAAGGATGGTGAAGATTTTTCCTGTATAAAACTTACCGAAGGTAAGTATAGAGGAGTAATTTTTCACTATGGTAAAGTAGAATTTGGAAAGGATGAAAATCCTGATGGTACTAAATCTATGAAGTTTGATTTTACTGTTAGATTAAATCCTACAGAAGAGAAATTGGATCCAGATAATAAAGAATTTGTAAATTATATTGGCGACTTGTTGATAGAATTATTAGATGAGAAAGTGAAAAGTGGAAAATAAAAATTATATTAATGTTTATGATGATGTATTAGAACCAAATCAATGTCAACACTTGGTTGATAAGTTTGAAGATTCAAAACATCAATGGACTAAAACACAATTAAAAGGTCATAGGTCTTTTACAGAAATTAATATAAATTTACATTCAGATTGGCAAGAATATGTGGACATAGTATATAAAGTATTGAGACCATATGTTGATAAGTATTGTGAAGATAATAATATAGATAGATTAAAACAATGGCCGAATAAATTTGGTTTTGAACAAATACGTTTTAAGAAATATGAAGTTAATAAGGAAGATGAATTTCAAGAACACGTTGATGTTATGGATTATGCAAGTGCAAAAAGATTTCTTGTACTCTTTTTATATTTAAAAGATAATATAGAAGGTCATACTTCTTTTCCTGAATATGATATGAAAGTTAAACCAAAAGCAGGTAGATTATTAATGTTTCCACCTTTGTGGACTTATAAACATATAGGACATAAACCAATAAAAGAACCTAAATATATAATAGGAAGTTATTTGCATTACGTATGAGCGAAAGATTAGAAACAACTATATTAAATAATCTCTTCTATCAAGAAGACTATGCTAGAAAAGTATTACCTTTTTTAAAAGAAGATTACTTTGGTTTAAGAACTGAAAAGATTTTATTTACAGAAATATATAAATTTGTAGAGAAATATAATAATCTTCCAACAAAAGAATCAATCTTAATAGAATTAGGACAAAGAAAAGATATTAATGAAGAGGAACATATTCAATTAAATGATTATGTTAATTCTATAGGTAAAATAGATTCCGATCCACAATGGTTGTTAGATACAACTGAAAGATTTTGTAAAGATAAAGCAGTACATAATGCTGTATTAGATGGTATTAGAATTTTAGATAAGAAAGATAGTAAGAGAACTCCAGAAGCAATACCTAGTATATTAGCAGACGCATTAGCAGTATCTTTTGACCAACATATTGGTCACGATTATATAGAAGACGCTGATGATAGATTTAAATGGTATCATACTAAAGAAACAAAATATCAATTTGATTTAGATTATATGAATAGAATAACCAAAGGTGGTATTCCTAGTAAGACTTTGAATATTGCATTGGCAGGTACAGGTGTAGGTAAGTCTTTGTTTATGTGTCATTGTGCAAGTGCTTATTTGGCACAAGGTTTAAATGTTTTATATATAACTTTAGAAATGGCAGAAGAAAGAATTGCTGAAAGAATTGACGCAAACTTATTAGATGTAACTATGGACGATTTACATACAATGCCAAAAGATTTATATGATAATAAGATAGAGAAGATAAGACAAAAGACTGGTGGTAAATTAATTGTTAAAGAATATCCAACAGCGTCTGCTCATAGTGGACACTTTAGAGCATTGTTTAATGAACTTTCATTAAAGAAAAGTTTTAAACCAGATGTAGTGTTCATAGATTATTTAAATATATGTGCGTCAAGTAGATTTAAAGGTGGTAATATAGGTTCTTATTTCTATATCAAAGCAATTGCAGAAGAATTAAGAGGACTTGCAGTAGAATTTAATGTACCATTGTTTTCTGCTACACAAACAACAAGAACTGGATTTATGAGTACAGACATAGGACTAGAAGATACAGCAGAAAGTTTTGGATTACCAGCAACAGCAGACTTTATGTTTGCAATAATATCAAATGATGATTTAGAAGCATTAGGACAGTTAAAGATTAAACAATTGAAGAATAGATATAACGACCCAGGAATTAATAGGTCATTTATTATAGGTGTTGATAGAGCCAAAATGAGATTGTATGATGTAGGACAACAAGCACAAAACATAGTAGATTCAAACCAAAAGGAGGAGGTTCCGAAACAAAAAGATATCGCTTACGATAAGTTTTCGGATTTTAAAGTATGATAAACAAACCAATTTTTACAATAGATGTACACACGCAAGAAGATTTTTTAAATCAAGATGAAATAGATAGATTAATTACTAGTATAAACAAAGCAGATTTATTAGATTATGATTTCTTTAAAGGGAATGCTAAATCAACATATGTTGCTATGCAAGAACAAAAACCTAACATTTTAGATTTTCATAAAGATATAGCAGATAAAATTATGAAGGAAGTTTATGTACCTAATCAAAGATTGGCTCAATCTTGGGTTAATATACAAAATAAAGGTAGTACATTAGATTTTCATAATCATCCTAATTCAGTTGTTTCTGGTGTTGTATATTTAAAAGCAAATGGAAATGATAGCAAGTTAGTCTTTCAGAATCCACTTACTCCTATGTCACCAACAGCAATTTCTCCACACCGAGAAACTTATGAACTAACACCTAAAACAGGATTATTGGTAATGTGGCCGAGTTATTTAATGCACGGTTCAGGACCTAGTATTAATCAAAGTGATGAAAGAATAGTATTTGGTTTTAATACGTATTGGAAATAATGATAACTATTACAAAAGAATATATGGAACAACCAAAAGATATTAGACAATCTCATTTAAATTTAAAAGATAAGTGTATTGAAAGAATATTTGAAACACAATACAGACAATCAGGTTATAGTTATTACTTAAAAGGATTGTTAGCACACGTATTAGATACAAATATACCATTAAGAAATAAAGATGGTGTAAATGTATTACTAGCACACGCTTGCAACAATGCTAAATGTGCTAACCCTAAACATTTATATTGGGCAACTTCTAAAGAAAATATAGCAGATAGTGGTAGTTATTATGAAAGAAATTTAAAGAAGAATGGTAAGCAATTTATCATTGATACAGCGAGAAAAGTTGCAAAAGAAAAACCACCTGGATATTTCAGTAAGATTAACAATAGAAAAGGTAAAAAACATACTTTAGAACATAGAAAAAATATATCACTAGCAATAACAAAGTGGCATAAAAATGGGTAGACCTAGATTTTATAAAAGTAATAAAATGATTCCTACTAAAGAATATAAAGCTAATTGGGAAAGTATTTTTGGTAAAAAGGAAAAGAAAAAAGAAGAAGATGGCAAAACAAAAAGTAAGGTTCAGCAGAAACGACAAGAGACCAGCAAAGTATAACTATAAACTTTCTTACGAAACAAAGATGGTTAAGAAAGGTAGAAAAATACTTTGGCACGTCATAGAGAAACCAACTGGTTCGGTAGTATCAGAATTCTTTTTTGAAGAGGATGCTGAGAAGTTAGCGAAGTTCCAAAATAAGAATAAAGTCTGGCAAGAGAACGGTGGTATAGTCAAACACCTATGTTTTCAATCTAAATAAATCGTATATAAATAGTCATAGGAGAGATATGGCATACGAAGTTTCAGAAATAACTACAGCAACAGCATTACAAAAAACTGTACCAGAATTAGAAAAATTAACTAGAATTAATCAGTTAGTTAATTTTATAAAGGCAGGTAAGACTGGTAGGGGTATTGAGTTTGGTGATCCAAACACCAAAAACCAATTCTTAAAAAAAATGGATCCAACTGTTCCAAAAAATCTTTCAGATATGGCAGTAGGTATATCAGCTGCTATAGCAATAAGAAAATATATGAATGCTCCAAGTGGTAAATTAACTGTATATATGACAGGTAATATCTGGTCACCAGAAATTAGGGATTTTCAAGTTAGTGCTTTTGGATTTGCAGATTATAATTCAGCAGATTTGGTAGTCACCAAAGATAAGAAAAAATTTTATGGATTTTCTTTAAAGAAAAAAGCATTTGTTAAAGATTCCGATCCAACTCTTATTAATAAAGCATTTGCTTCCACACTTGAAGGTTCAAGATTTGAGAAATTAAGACAAAAATTAGAAAAAACTAGAAGAGATTATTTTGCTAGTGTAGTTAAAGAGGCAGTAGCGAAAAAAATAATATTGAAAAAAGATATTAAAAATTTTGATAAGTTAGATAATCAAGAATTATATGAAGCTAAAAATAGAGATAGAGACCAATTTGATAGAGCTTATATTAATACAAAAGGATATGCTACATCTCCTAAAGGATATCTAGACTCTAATACTAGAGACCCAAAAAGTATGAGATACTTTGTTAATAATAAACTGTATGATACTAAAAATAATCCATTGTGGAAAGTTTATAAAAAAATAATTAATGAAAATTCAGAAGAGTTAGCAGAAGTTTTACTTAATATAATATTAAAGGTAAAATTATTTGATAAACTCAATGCAAAAAAATTAAAAGGTAAAGAGTTTGATTTTGCTTTAGTAACTGGTATAGGTACTGTTGTTAAAGAAAAGGTTATTATTTCACCTGGAAGAGTAGACTCATTAAAAACAACCTTATGTGGATTAACAAGAATTGATAAGAAATACAAAGGCGAGTTTGAAGTTGTGCAAAATCCTGATACACTTAATAAATCAGACGCTGCTAAAATATTCTTTTTATTAAGAAAGGGCAGTCTTAATATGATAGATTTACGAGTTAGATATAAAGGAGATTTTGTTATTAAACCACAATTTCAAGGTTATATGACACCTGAATTTAAAGCAGAAATTGCTAAAGAGTGTGCAGGTACTTAAATTATAAATAGTATTATATGATTTGTTAATGGATATTTGAAGATAGATTATACTAATGGAATAAATGAGGAATAATGTTTAGTTTTAAAGGTTTTACCACAAACGACAAGAATACACACCTAGAACACCTAGAAGATGATATAATCAATAGAGGTTCATCTGGTGGAGTTAATGCAATTAACTTTCTAAAATCAGTAAGAGATATGCTCGCAGGTCACTCGGGAGCAAAAATCAATACTACTGTTAAATGGGATGGGGCACCTGCTATTATATGTGGTGTCAATCCTGAAAACGGTAAATTCTTTGTTGGTACTAAATCAGTATTCAACGTTACCCCAAAAATCAATTACACAACAGCAGACATAAGACGGAACCATTCTGGTGCCGTTGCTCAAAAACTATCAGTATGTCTTAATCATTTATCCAGTTTAAATATTAAACAAATTTTACAAGGTGATTTATTATTCACTAACGATACAAAATCAGCTTCAATTGATGGTGAAAAAATGATAACCTTTACACCAAATACAATCACATATGCAGTACAGGCAAGTAGCAATATTGGTAAGAAGATTGCTCGTGCTAAAATGGGTATAGTATTTCATACAATGTATACTGGTAAAGATATGAAAAGTTTAAATGCAAGTTTTGGTAATGTTAGAGGGTCAGGTAATTCAAGAGTATGGGTAGCAAGTGCTTCTTATAAAGACGACTCTGGTTCTATTACATTTACTAAATCAGAATTGAATATATTTAATGCTCAATTAAGAATGGCAGAAGGTTCATTAGGTAGAGCGAGTAAGATATTAGATGAAATGACTAAACGTGCTAGTGACCCTTTATCTGTAGGGTTTAGATTAAAGTCATTTTTTAATCATTACATTAGAAATAACAAAGGTAGTATGGCAAAGGTTGCTGTATTGCAAGATATGTTTAGAGATTATTATGAGAACGTTTTGAAGACAGAAATTGACGCAAGAAAAACTGAAAAAGCAAAACAAAAATATAGAGATATATTAGCAAATGGATTAAAATTTATTAATCAAAATAAATCAGGTTTATATATGGCGATAGCAAGTCACGTAACTTTAGGCAATGCGAAGAACACATTGATACAAAAGATGAATCAAATTCAACAGATAGGACACTACATTAAAACTGGAACAGGTTATAGAGTAACAGCACCTGAAGGATATGTTGCAGTAGATAGAGTAGCGGGTGCAGTAAAAATAGTAGATAGATTAGAATTTAGTAGGGCAAACTTTACGTTGCCAAAAGGATGGAAATAAATGAAGTTTAAAGAATTTTTATTACAAGAAGGTATATATGACCCAGGTATATTTAAGGCCTTCTTTATGGCAGGAGGACCTGGTAGTGGTAAATCATTTATCGCTAATAATACTTTTGTAGGTTCTGGATTAAAATTTGTAAATTCAGACCAAGTATTTGAAAGAGGTTTAAAGAAGGCAAATCTTTCAGATAAAATGCCTGACCAAGAAAAATATTTTAGAGATATTATAAGAAATAATGCAAAGGGTACAACAAAAAGACAATTAGATACTTATGTAACTGGTAGATTAGGTTTAGTTATTGACGCAACTGGAAGAGATTATGGAAGAATAAGTGCAGAATATAATCAACTACACTCATTAGGTTATGATTGTTATATGATATTTGTTAACACAACATTACCTGTTGCGTTAGAAAGAAATCAAATTAGAAGTAGAACTATACCAGAATATATTGTTAAATCATCTTGGGAAAAAGTACAATCTAATATAGGTAAGTTTCAAAGATTATTTGGTCAATCAAATTTTATTGTAGTAGATAACAATAGGTCAGATAAAGAACTAGTGTCACAAACTTTACAAAACTGTGACAGATTAGTTAGACGATATATGAGGCAGCCAATTAAAAGTTATCTTGCAAAAACTTGGATGGCAAAAGAAAAAATGTACAAAAATAAATTAAATGAAAGTATTATAGACGCTCCTAGAAATACATATGCACCTGGAGTTTTTGATGACTATGAAACTAAAACACCTAGAATTAAACCTGGTGTAAGAGAAATAATTGACAATCAACTTAAAGAATTTGGTAAAGAATACCCGATTATAAAAGTTAGTTTAGTAGGTTCTATACTTACAAAGAGATATAGAAAGGACGCAGATTTAGATTTTAATGTACTGTTTGATGTACCTGTAGATAAACAAGAAGAAGAGAGATTAAGATTATCTCATAAGTATCTATCTGCTAAAAGTCCAGAAAAGATTAATGGTAAATTAATACCTGGTACACAACACCCTATTAACTATTACATCATTACTGATCCTATAACTCATCAAGACCAAGAGGATAAAGCAGACGCAGTATTTGATTATAGAGGTAATGTATTTACTAAAAGACCAGCAGACTATACGTTTGATATGAAATTATATATGTCAGCATATCAAAGAAAGGTACAAGAGATAGATGTAGTTAAAGGAGAATTAAAAAGAGATATTATAGACTATGATGAACTAAAAGATTTACAACCAGATGATATTTTAAATTTACAAGAAAAGATTAATGAGAAGTTAGAAGAGATTGAACAATCTATAAAAGATATTGTTGATATTGGAGATGATGTAATGACTGCTAGAAGAGCAGCGTTTGATTCTGATATGACACCAGAACAAATTAAAACGTTTAGTATTAAAAATAGATTACCTAAAAATGTAGTCTATAAGATGTTAGAGAAGTATCATTATTTAAAATTCTATAAGAAATGTAAAGAGATATTAGATGATAATAAAGTTACAGACGCTGAAATAGATAGTTTAAAATCTGAAGCAGTTGCTGATAAGTCTATTGCAATTACATTTGGAAGATTTAATCCTCCTACAATAGGTCACGAAAAACTTATTAATAAAGTTGTAAGAGCAGATAGAAATTATAAAATCTATATCAGTAGGTCAGAAGATAGTAAAAAGAATCCATTATCTCCTAGAGATAAATTATCCTTTATGAAAAAAATGTTTCCACAATATGCTAGAAACATTGAAATCAATACAACAAATATGATTTTAGATTTAGCTACTATGTTATACAATAAAGGTCATACTATTTTAAAATTTGTTGTAGGTAGTGATAGAGTAAGAGAATTTGAAACGATACTTAAAAAATATAACGACCAGAAAAATAGACACGGATACTATAACTTTAAAACAATAGATGTTATATCTGCTGGAGAGCGTGATCCAGACGCTGAGGGTGCTTCAGGTATGAGTGCGAGTAAGATGAGGGATGCTGCTACTAAAGATGATATAGCGTCATTTAAGAGAGGACTACCATCTCAATTTAGAGATGTTGATGGACTGTTTAAAGCGGTCAGAAAAGGTATGGGTATAAGAGAAGACTATAAACCAGATACTTCAAAACCTGTTATGACATTAGGACAGTTTGAACAGAAACAAGTTAGAGACCTATACGTTAGGGAGATGATATTCAATATCGGAGACCAAGTCAAGTATCTTAAAGAAGATAAACAAGGTAAGGTAGTACGAAGAGGTACGAACTATGTTGTACTAGAAGATACAAATAATAATTTACACAAATGTTGGATATGGGATTGTATTCCAGTTGCCGCTGATAAAGAACCATTGTTGAGAGAATATAACCTAGACATTGATTACGGATTTGAAGCAGTTGAAACGATACCAGTACCAAAAACATACTCACAAATTAAAGATAGTTTTGAAATAGGTGCTGATTATGCTAATCATTGTAAGCAAATGACACCAGGAGAGAAAGAGGACGCACCTCCTGTTGACTCAAAAGACCGTGGAAAACCTACTGATACATACATATCACGACCAGGTAAGGCAACGGATGCTAAAGTTGGTGAGGATAAATTGACCGAGAAGGAAGTAAAAGAATGGTCAACTTCAGTTTCAGTAATAGATAAATATAAGGAACGATATAAAGAAGAGTGGAAAGCGAAACTAAATGAAGTAGTCGCTAAGATGATAGAGAAACTTTAGAGAGAGAAATGGCAACTAAATTCAAAGAATACGTACATAACCTATACATTGCTGAAAGCTCGGCTATGGTACTAAAGGGAGTTGACGATTACCTTAAAATTGCTAGGGAAAAAATTAAAAGACACCCACAATTTGCTAATTTATATAGAGACCAAAAACGTGATGTAGCCACTAGCATAGGTGGTAAGTATATAAAGATTTGGGATACTGAACGAGGACAAAGAAGAGCTATACACGCTTTTGTAGATAAAATTACAGGAGATGTTTTAAAGGCGGCTGGTGTTAATGCTCCAGCAAAAGGTGCCAGAGGAAATGTTTTAGACAAAAAGTATATGGACTCATTAAACCGTGTATTTGATACTCACGGTGGACATTTATATAGCAGACACAGTTTATCATACAATTTCAAGAGAGATAATAAATTCAAATAAAATGGGCACGTTAAAAGAAGAACTAGAAAGATGGAAGTCAAGTAGGTATAGAAAACCTATGAGTGTTGCTCTTGCAGAAGTAAAAGAAAGACACGATTGCTCTAAAGTACACCCTGGTAAAAGACACCAAGAGTGGATGAATACTGAACCAGTTAAACACGTTAAAGAAGAAAGATTTGATGAAGGTAGAATGAAAGATATCTACACGATGGATCAAGAAGGTAAATCTGCTGAAGATATTGCCAATAGATTAAACATAAAAGTATCAACTGTTAAATCCATTTTAGGAGAACAAGTTGACACATTACAGGAATTTACAGACAGTCAAATATCACAACTTAAAAAAGATTATGCACCACTAAAAGGAAAAACAATTAGTGGAACAAATGCTAATAAGTTGATGAGAATATTTGATAAGTTTGATAAGAATAAACAGCTTTTAGTTAAATTATTAAAAGCAAACATTCCATTTGTGTCAATGTTAGCGCAAGCAAGACTCATTTCAAGACACGGAGCAAACGCTTCCCAGTTGGCACAAATGAGAAAAGAAGAATTAGAAGAAGCAAAATCACCATTTAGATTATCTTATGACGACAAGTATGGCAAACACGCAGGTTTTGAAGACGCAAAAACATTACAAGATTTACAAAACAAAGCACAGAAATTAAGAGCTAAAGGATTTAAGATTAATAAAATGGGTAGAAATACATCACCTGTTGAACAAAAACTACCAGAACCAGAAGGTAAAACAGAAGTACCAGAAGCGTTTGCTGTACAAGTTACTAAAATGGATGGTGGTAAATTTATACACGGCAGTTATAAAACTAAAGCAGAAGCAGAAAAATGGATTAAGTGGTATAAAACTGGTGACGTAAGACAAACTAAATCAATAGAAATTGTTAAAGAAGGTGTTTCAGATTTTTATACACCTAAAATGAGTGATAAACAAATTGCTAATATTAAGAACGTATGGAAGAATAAAAAAGCAACAGATGTAACCGACGCTGTTAGACAAATGATTAAGAGAATGGACGTACCTACACAACTAGCAATTAAATCAGCAGACATACCACACATATCAAAATTAATTGAAATTGCTACTCACGGTCACGGTCCTAGAGCAACCTTTGAGAGATTGTGGTTGAAACATAAACGAGGAGATAAAGCAGGTAAATAACCTTATAAATAGTACTATGACATATTTAAAACAAAAACCAGGTAGTATTGAAGAAGTAATTGCTAAACAGCAAGAACAATATCAAGACCCTAAATACAAAGCAAAATTTGACGAAGAATTAAAAAATACTATGGGTGGTATTGGTTCAATGACACCTAAAGAAAAGATAGCATTTTTTAATAAA